GCTATAAATGGTACTGCTATTTGTCTAAGTGCTATTACGTAATCTAATGGTGCGGCAGAAAATAACCGGGTTTTACCTAATTCAGCTTTCTCTTTTGGGATGCGAGCGTCTTTTAAAGTGTCAACCCAAATTACTTCTGGTCTTATATTATCTAGAATATTATTCTGCATTTTATTTATATTATTTACTAAATTTTTAAAGTTGTCGTTATCTAAATCATATTCATCTTTATCTCCGAACCACATGGTTTTTCCTGGTTTTCCTTTTCGCTCCAACGAGTAAGGGTAACCGGGAGAAGTCATCCTGTTTATAGAGTTTATAAACGGGTCGCCATCTATTCCTTTCACTGATTGTTCAATAGTGAGAGGCATTTTATAGATACCGGGTGTATTCTTGTTTGAGATGTAATATTGACCTTTGATTCCTTCAACTATACTGTCAATTAAATTTTGATCTAGATAAGGCCGGGGCACTCCATATTTCTTTCGCTGTAAAACAAAAGGATCAATGAGTACACCTTCCTTATTTTTGAAAGGTCTTAATTTTGCAGGGGCATTTGGTGATTCAATAAATGCACCATAAAGACAAGAGTGAGCGAGTGCAGTATTCGATGATGTCGGTAATTTAACGTCCACCGTACGGTGTAAAACAAAGTTACCACTATCTGATAGGGCATCCAAAGGAGCTGTTAATAACGAGCTCTCATATGCATACTGTCCTATACTTTTAAATTTCCGCAAACAATCACTCAGCATTTTTCTATTTATAGCTACTGCGTTGCCGTGATTGAGACTAGGTGTTCCACTATTGTGTATACCCAGAATCTTTCCTTGAACAGATGCATTCATAACAACTAAGGTTGATCCGCAATCGCCTCCTCTAGTGCAAGCATTATAAGAATAATATTCGCGAGAGAGAACGATAGTTTCGCTTCCTTTTACTATCACTTCATTGCATCGTTCACGTTCAGCAACACCAATAGATTCTAAATAGATTGGTGCTTTCATTACGCTTTCGTTGTCGAAGGTGTACCGGGCTAAAATAGCCGGGCAACCCTTAACGCGGTCATAATCCTTAATGTCCACGAAATGTTTTGAAATGTCTTTAAAGTCATTCATTATTACTGGAAATTCCACTAATACAGCGTCTTTTTCAATTCCGTCAAAACGTTCATAGTTTAGTGCAGAAACAGGCGTTTCACACATAACCTTTGAATAGTTATACAACTGAATAGACTCGTACCCCAAGTCCCTTATCGCTACGATGTAGTGATAGGGCATGAGGGCCACTCGTCCTTTGATAAATAAGACACATCCTAGTGTACTCCAGTTACCACTTTCTGTCCTTTTTCCACGCATAACCACTAAGTTCGGATATACAACGTGATTCATAATCGTATCAGCGTTCAAATCCTCATTAGGAGCTTTGCGTTGTTCTACAGGGGTTACATTTTGATATCTAATATTAATTTTCTGGGGGGTCAAATTTTGATCATATTTTATTTGTTTATTTATTTTAAGATTTTCATTTTGATATTTTATTACTTTATTTAATTTTTGGGGAACTGCTTCATATTTAATTTGCTTTGTTAATTCTATATACTCATCAGTTGATTCAAAAAATTCTACATCTGATGACATTTTTCTATACATATTCCTTAAATATTCATTCTTAATTAAACCTCGATTAAGATCACCACAATATTTCAACAAGCTCAATACTTCTACCAATGCAAAACCCTGAGAAAGGCGCGCTACCACGCAAACACAAGGGCACTGATATACGGTACAAGCATTGCTAAAATGATCGAGTAATCCTTCATCTTGGCATACTTTACAATTTTTACAATTACAATTAAACATTTGTTCTAAAATTACTATTATTATATCAGGGTTTAAATCTATAATTTGTTTTAACATTCGCGGCTTCTGATTATATGCAGATATGGCAAAAATATCCAAATGTTCGGATATATCTTCCATACTTTCTGCATAACATTCACAAGACGTATACCATTTAATTTGTTTTTCCGTGTTATAAGTATGTTTACATTTTTTACAATTCTCACAGCCATTATTTATACAACTATTAGCTAAATTAATTTTATTATAAATTTTTTTTTTTCTTCTTTAATGTATGTTGGTGTAAATAAAATATTTTTTGAAGCTTTAATTATTTTTCCAGCCGTGTAAGATACAAAACATGCAGCAACAACACCAAAAGAGTAGACAAATATGTCCCAATAAGGGGTAAATCGATCAATCAATGCTTGTTCACGTTGATATTTTTCCTCTCTAAAGTGCATTGTTACATCTGTAGCTATACGCGACATTTTATCTAAAAATTTTTCTTTTGTTATACATGTGCTTACTTTATTAACCGATATAATATTCCTATCATAAATCAAATCCTGTACATAACGTTTTATAAAATGAAATCTATAACCTAATCTACTAAAACTATCTTTTACATTTTTATTTACAAATTTAATCGAATCCGTATCTACATGTGCTTCGCTTACATCATAACTTAATATTTCAAATGCTCGCTTGTTTGCTTTTTCGTATTCCGTGTCCGTGTCCTTTATGTAGTCGGCTAAAAATTCAGACATATTTCTATGTGTCATTATATTATTGTGGTAATATTCTTGGCCCATAGCAATTACATCAGAATATGACAATCCGGTTTTGATCACCTGGTTTGAGACAGGGTCGAATTGTTCAAATTCATATGCGTCTAAATTGATAGGTTTTCCACATGTCGATTTTGCTTTGATATTATCCAACATGTAACATGGTCTGCCACAATCATCTACATAGTACCTCCTGTATTCTTCTTTAGTTCCAACTCTAAATGCTAAATTTATTCTGCGAGATATTGCTACATCGCAGTTCAAACTTTCACATTGAATTTTCTCTAAATTTGAAGATAAAATAACACACTTTCCGTTAAAGAACGTGTTATTCTTCTCTTCTACAGCAGCCATATGCAAGTGATCTGGGAACATATTACCCATACGGATAATTTCAAATAGTTCCGGGTTCGGCCTAGCAATAGAATCTTTAGCTTGGAATGCGTCATCAACGATGATATATTCTTGATCAATATATGCGTCCCAATACTCAGTTTCTGCTTGCCGGGCATAAATGTTCTGTGTGTAATTTGTTTTAACCGTGCCATTCACACGCATCATATCAATTAAGAATGGATACGTGAGTCCTGTTTTGCCAACGCCAGAAGGACCAGTAAACCAAACCATAAGCGGCTCTTGACGTAGACACATTTTATCTGCTCCAGATTTAAATGCATCTTCCATCAAAATTTTCGCTGCCGGTAGTAATTTACTAATCATTTCAACGTTTTTCTTGTCCAATTTTTGTGTTGTACATTCGCGAATTAAGCGCATACCTCTTTGATACAAAGAGCTACAACGCTTCATCACGTCCGCGTCCGATCTAATACTTTTCCTTTTACTAAATTCCAATAATTCCGTTACTTCTGCTGTCCATGCTAAGACGTCGTCAGATAATACTTTTGGTATATATCTTCCTTCCTGTCTTAAAACGTTAACTTGAATCCAAGGCCAAATGTTGTCCATAATATTATCAAAGTGTTTCCATATTTTTGTCAGTACATCAATAGATTTAGGTATCCGGTCCAATTTCGTTATTAAATTTGTCATAGCTTTTGTGTCTGGTACAATATTTGCAAAGAGCACAAAAGCAGCCAAGCCAATCATTTTATATATAGTGGTAAAATCAAAATTATCACCACTTTGTCCTAAACTATTATTAACTAAATTATTTATACTACTAACTAGAGAATCTGCCAAAGAAGTTGACAATAAAATACCTATTAAATTAATTAAACAGTCTTGGAACTTAAGTTCCCTGACTGTTAGTCTATATATATTGTAGCAAATTG